CTGATGTTCCTGCGGCCTTGTGGGAATTAGTACCTTGGTCCTTTGTGGTGGATCGCTTTCTGAGCGTTGGAAACTGGCTGAATGCCATCGTTCCAAAACCAGGCGTGACTATTCGAGGTTCCTGGACCACTAACGTGGATCTAACACGACTCAACTACTTTGTAGTTGAAGCGTGGGTTGATCCTGCTAATGGTTTCGGGGGCAACGATCACTTCACTTCTTCTGGCGGGTCATTTGGGATAGACAGATTTCAAATGACACGTGAGAGAAATCCCCCACTCCCTGCGATACCCTCGATTAATTATCGAGATTTGTCGCTTGTTCAACAAATTGACCATGCTGCTTTGATTTATCAACAGCTTTACAATTACGGTGTTAAGCACCTTAAATGATGGTCTATTTGTTAATTTGGAGTAGATATGAGCGTCCGAAATATGACGTTGAAAACCGGCGGCACAAACTCCGTTGCTTCCGGCACTGACCTTGTCTTCGCAGACGATGGTGTGACAATCCAGAATGGCGTGCACCTTTCAGTGCCCGCCACCTCGGACTACCGAGTTCGCCAGACGGCGACTCTGAAGTACAAACCACCTACGTTGTTGCCCGACGGTACCTATACGCGAGATAAAAAGGAGGTGTCTTACACCGTTCCTTTCGTTCGCGCGGATGGGAAAGTCGTCTTCAACGTCCTTCGGATCAGCCGTGAGGTTGACCCGGAGTTGGGTGCGTCGGCGGTCACTGATCTGAACACGATAGGAGCTCAGCTCCTGTTCGATTCCGATATGACCAACTTTTGGGCTGCTGGCTCTCTGAGCTAACATCCAATCGTGTCCGCACGTGAGGTCTGGCTCCTTATTATTGTAGTCCTGATCTTGACCGTGATGTGGGTGATTTATCACCCACTTCCGTCAGGGCCTGTCCTGCAATAATTGGAGGTTTTTGTCATGTGCCTTCATAAGACCATTTGAAAGGTTTACCATGTATGTTTCACAACATATGGATCACCCAATCTCAGGTGATTCCGACGTTTTCGCATATAACCTTGCGATAACGTTTCTCGAGGACTTTCGGCCGTTTCTTCAGCCGGAGCACTATTCGCTATTCCATGCAGCGATGCATGGAGGAAACGTAGTCTCCGCTTTGAGGAAATTACAACTTGGAGGAATCTCTGCTTTTGGCAGAACATCCCGGTATATCAGTTTAAAGCGATATACCAGCTTCTTGATATTTTCAAGAAGTTCTCCTTTGATGACGACATATACAGTGAGGACGAAATACTTGAGGAATCTAAGAAGAAATTCTTAGACAATCAAGCACGCGTCAACTCTCTGCGTATAGTTGAAGATTTAGAGCTGAAGGCTCTACTCTTCTCTACACGTGGCTGGATATGTGATCTACTTGGCGATTTCGACAAGATAGAGGTCATGCAAAGGGCAACGTTTGGCAAAAAGTCATCCGTCGGCGTCCCCATGCGCAAGGCTTGTGAAGCCGAGCGATACGAGGCGCCTATTACGGGTTCTCATGACCATATTCTCTGGTTTGATAAGCTGTACAGCTCATTTAACAAGCCGGCGTATAACTACGCCGTCAATACAGCAGTGAACCGCAAGGTTCCACTGTACAGAGAAATTGGCATGCTCGAGGCTGTTCTAGTCAACAAGACCTGGAAATCGAAACGACTTATCATGCCTAACACCACTTTGGGTACTTTGTACTCAAGTGGTCTCGGGCGTGTTATCGAAGATCGATTACGCGTCGCAGGCTACGACATTAAGAACCTTCAGGTTCGACATGGTCAGCTTGCGCAGCTCGGTTCTCTGACGGGTTCACTCGTCACGGCCGACCAATCGCTAGCCAGTGATAATATCACTGTTCAGCTAGTGGATAGAATCTTTCCTCGTTCATGGGCGTCAGCCCTAAAACTAGGCAGGATTGCGGAAATTGAGTTCTACGGCCATCGTTTTCAAACGGAAACGTTCTCGACGATGGGTATAGGATTTACTTTCCCGCTCCAGACTCTTGTTTTTCTGTCATTGCTTTTGGCAATTCGAGATCACATCGGACTTGACAGGTCAGCTGTGGTTTCTGTATTCGGAGATGACTTGATCTATGATAAAAGGATGCACGAGTTGGTTATTCGTACATTCCCTAAACTAGGTCTCGTTATCAATGAAGACAAAACGTTTGCTGAAGGAAATTTCAGAGAGTCCTGTGGTTACGACTATTACCACGGTGTCGACGTGAGACCGTTCCATTTGGCGCGGTCCGACGGAGACGTTTCTTGTTCCAAGAAGCGTTTCGAGGCCTACCTCTACAAAGCTTTCAACGGAATTAAACGCCGTTGGAATTATGCAGAGGTTCCAGCTACTTTAGATTATGTTATTGGAGAAATCAGAAAGTTAAGGAATGGGAGAGATCCCTACCTTGTACCGCCTGATTATCCAGACACCTCTGGTCTAAAGCTTACCCTTCAAGAAATTGAAGAATTCGGTTTTAAGCGTCCGAATAGGAACAGGAACATGTCCTTCAACTTTCCGTATCTTGCCTTTCAGGCTAAGATGCGTCAAGAAGATCGTCATGCACCTTATTACTTTCTTAAGCTCAAATCCGAGGTGGCAACTGACATGAAAGCTATTTTAGCTCTAATGAAGGTCGAGAACGAGCTTATTCGTAAGAAGATGCTCAGTCTCCGCCTTAATTGCCACGGTACAGTCTTCGAAGAAACGACTCCTATTTTTAGAGTTGTAACTGACAAGAAAGCCGGTTCATTCCGTTCTAAACTGGACGGAAGATGGCGCTGTTACTCGATCACTGAGATCCCTGAACAGGATCAAGGTAGATTCCGTGAACAGTCCGGGGTTTCGATTAATTGGACCCCGGGATAATTACTCCTTTCTTTAAGAGATG